TAGCAGGATATGACTTGTGATTAGTCTTATTTTCTTGTATAGTATATTTGTGCTGTTCGCACGTTGCATTTATTGTATATAGTTTCATAATATATATCCTTTATGCTTTATTGATTAGCTCTTGTCTAACCTGCTCTTATTGTATCAAACGCCGTTCAAATTGTCAACCCTTTTTTGTTGTAATTTTTGCATATTCCCCATGCCATAAGCACAATGTGTATTTATTACAACAATAACATATAAATGTACAGATTACAAATCGCCCGGACCCTGCTAGTTTTTGGTTATGTCCCAATATACCATATAGACGTATACAGAGTAACCTATAGCTAAGAACATTATAATAGTATCTATACCACTAAATATCTCAACTGTAAAGAGGTTCTTTAGCGTGATAACGCTTAACAAACCTGCTATAATATGGTCTAGTATCATTCTATAATTCATATTGTTTTAACCTTGTGTTTTATTGTTTTTATGTTCTTGGATTGTTAAACGCCATACCTTGCATTGTTTACCCTATTTATTATCGGATAGCCGTTAGATAGTTTTATTTATAACTTATCTTATGTATATATAATAGCACGGATGCTTTATGTTGCATAGTGTAATATTTACAACAGTTATGCACAGAATAGTACACCATCCCCCGATACATATTACATCATACTGCTTGAGGTTTGTCAAACCCCTAGTGCTTGGGCTATATGGTATATCATATTACATCATATAGTTGCATGTATGTCAAGTGCGTATGTTGGTAAGTGTTATATTGCGGTTATGTTTTTTATTTGATTAAAGTTATGTTTATGTTATAGTAGGTGGGGTGGGGTAGGGCAATCAAATGTATAGCTGTTGTATTATTGTCATCGGGGTATGTAATTAGTATAAATACGCAAACTCCATATTTTTAGAAGGTAATGACTTCACTCTCCCCCGTTACAAAAGACCCCCCGTACAAAAGGTATGTATTATTTACAACATTACTATTGACTTTCTGGCGATAGTGTGGTATAATACACAACATGGATGAAGAAGACCTAATTATCGAGCCAGCAGAAGAGCCTACAACTGATACAAAAACAATCGTTGTAAGGAAAACTACAAAAGGCAAAAAGGGTAAGAAGTTTGGACTCCGCAAGCAAGGTGAGAAGGGTGTTACTGCTAATCAGTGGACTAACTCGCCACAGCAGAACGAGTTCCTTCGGTATTACCTAGACCCAGGAGAAAAAGAGACCTGGGGTAATGCTTATCTAGCAGCAACCAAAGCTGGATACTCGGAGAGCTATGCATCGAGTATAATTAACGTAGCACCACAGTGGATTCAACAGGCTAATAACCTAGTGAAACTACAACCAGAACACCTAAAGCAAGCATTAGCATCTATTGCCAGCTCTACCTATGAGAAGGCATCAGACAGGATTCAAGCGATTAAACTACTCGGTATCGACCAGGGTATGTTTGTACAGAAGCAACTCGTAGGACACGTCAATATAGAACAAGCGTTAGAGGAGCTGAAATAATGGATAATAATATCGGCTTACTACAGAATGAGGAATACTTTCAGCAACTCTGTATGAGCATTATAGATGACCTAAAGCATAATAACTTTCACTGGGAAGGGAATGAGTATGGTGTAAACCTTACTATCAATGGACAAACACAGTTCATACCCAATGAAACAGATGAAGAAAAGGAAATAAGCAAGTTATGGAAGACCGCCAAAAAGAAGAAATAATCCGTAAACGACAGCCATTTAATTTGGCATTAAAGAGTTAAAACGGGTACTATCCAGGATGGATATGCCTAAAGCGGAAAAGAATCGCACGATTCGCATGTACAAAGAACGCCTATACACACGTGTAGAAGAGGTTCGTGAGAAGATGAAAGAGGTAAATATACTACCTGCAGGTGATGCTGAAGCAGCCCAGAAAATCTCCGAGCTTATTGAAAAGGATAAGAAAAATGCCACAGATAAATAAGGTACAGCTGTACATTTGGGATGACAACTTGAGCTTTCTCAAGACAGTCAAGAACAAAAGTAAGCTAATCAATCTGTTACTCAACAAATATCGTGAAGAGATAAAGTAATGGAAGAGTTCCAACTAACGGAGGAACAACGACAGAAGATTTTAGACATTGCTGCAGACTTCTACAGATTCGCTGATAACAATTTGTGGATTAGAAGCAAGTCAGGTGAGATTATACGGTTCAAGGCAAATAAGCCACAAAAAGCATTGATTGACTATGTTATTTATTGCTTATTGAACGGACTACCTATTAGGGTTATCGTACTGAAGGCTCGACAGATGGGACTATCTACCGCTATTGAGGCACTTGGTTACTGGTGGAACTCCACTAATAAGAACCAGACTGCAGTCATTATCGGGCACGAAGATGGCTCTGCTAGAAACCTTTATCGTATGTTCCGTAGGTATTATGACAACAGTAATCCTATATTCAAACCAAGTATAAAATACAACACTAAATCTGACTTAACATTCGAAAGGTACGATGATGAGGGGAATCAAGTTGGACTTGGCTCAGTCATTAAGACTGCAACAGCTAAGAACACAAGTGCAGGTAGGTCTGATACTATTCAGTTTCTACATGCTAGTGAGGTTGGGGAATGGGAAAATGGAGAAGAACTCGTTGCATCACTCATGCAGACAGTTCCATACCTACCCAAGACCTTTATCTTCCTAGAATCGACTGCAAAAGGTAAAGGAAATTACTTCCACAAGGAATGGCGTAATGCCGAGAAGAAGCTGAATAACTTTATTCCGTTCTTTTTCCCTTGGTGGTTGATTGATGAATACGCAGATTATGATGATGAAGAGGTAGGTGAGCTATCTGAGTACGAAGAGTTCCTAATTGACTTGTTCAAAAAGGGCTTCGATACCTGGAGTGGCGACCACTATGCCGTAGATGAGTCAGAGTTTATCCCTAAGATTAAGTTCTACAGGCGTAAATCTCGAGACTTTGCATCAGACCCTGCAAGAATGTTCCAGGAATACCCAAGTATAGCCAATGAAGCCTTTGTTGCCTCTGGTGCTAACGTATTCCCAGTGCTTAAACTCGCTGAGATGGAACTAGAGTGCTTAGAAGTAGACGAATACGAATACTACAACCTAATTACAGGCGATGCTCACGAAGATTTCGTGCTAGAATCAACTCCATACGACCCAAATGTGGACGATTTTACCTATGTAGCACCGCTTAAAATATTCGAAATGCCAGTCCCTGGTAAAGAATATGTTATCGGTGGGGACGTTGCAGAAGGACTCAAAACAGGAGACTATTCAGTAGCAGAAGTAGTAGATGTAGTGTCTATGAAGACTGTAGCCCGATGGAGAGGTCACGTTGACCCTGACAGATTCGGTGAAATACTGGGTGCTCTCGGTGCGTACTACAATTATGCACTTATAGGGGTAGAGGTAAACAACCATGGTCTTACAACAGTCCAGAAGTTGCGTGATACTTTCTACACTAACCTATACAAACGAGATAGAGGCTATGATGAAGACTTTGAAGAGCCAACATCGAACCTCGGTTGGAAAACTGACGTTAGAACTAAGCGATTGATGATTGACGATTTGATTCGAGTCATCCGTGAAGGTCTCAACGAAGATAAAGATGAAATCTTTGTCGAAGAAGCATTTGCTTTCGTGCGTGATGAACGTGGTCGAATGAATGCTGAAGAAGGTGAACATGATGACACGATTATAGCCAAGGCTATTGCGTTCCAACTGTTCCCATGGGGAGACAACGACACGAGCAAACTTCAGGTTACTAAACCTAAAGGACATGCTGAACGCAAATCTAAACATAAGGTAATTAAAAAATAATGAGTAAAGATACAGAGACACCAGCATTGACTGATGCAGACATTGCCAGAGGCGAACCGCTTCTAGGTTCAGTCATGGGTGACTTCGAACGTGCACGTAAGTACGTTGAAGAGAACTATCAGAGTGTTTGGGAAGACTGTTTTAAGGCTTACAACGCTATTCGAACCCGTAGGGGTTATTCAGGTGTAGCAGATGACTTCATTCCAGAAGTATTCTCTATCGTTGAATCGTTGAAGGCTGCAATCGCAGGTTCTAAACCTAAGTTCAAATATATGCCTCTTGATGAGGAACAGGAGCAGGATACCGAGGTGCTTAACGCCCTTGTAGACTACTACTGGTCATGCAACAACATGACAGAAAAGATGCTCAACTGGGTAGGTGATATGATTATCTACGGTAACGGTGTATTCATGGTAAGTTGGGAAAATAACATGCCCCTTATCCATCACATTCCGCTATCAGACTTCTTCGTTGACCCAACTGCTACGCACATTAACCGTCCAGAGGAACGAGGCTACGCTAAATACGCTGGTTATCGCTACCTTACTAGCATAGAGCAACTTAAAGCTAAGAAGATGTTCGACATAGACACTGGTGAAATGGTGGACATGTACAAGAACCTCGACTTGGTTACTGAAGGTACATTGGGCGATGCAGATGACAAGACTCGCAAAGAGCAACTACTTGGTTCTACACTGGGTAAGGACGCTGCCAAGCATCAAGTTGAAATCATCGAATACTTCACAGCTAAAAAGAAGATTGTTATCGCAAACCGTAGTGTTATTATCTACGAAGGCGACAACCCATTCCAGCGTGAAGAGAAAACCGTCACAGGTGTAGCACTTGTAGATGGTCAGCCAGTAGAGACTAAGACTGTAATCCCAGCTATCCAAGGCTTCTTGCCATTCGCTATACTGAGGAATTACACCGACTCTAACCTATTCTTCGCACGTGGAGACGTTGAAGTGCTTATCCCTATGCAGGAAGCTCTTAACGATACAAGTTCTCAGAAACGAGACAACCTTGCATACGCTCTCAATAACATGTGGCAAATCGACCCTCGATTCAAACATCTTGCAGAGCAAATTGAATCAATGCCTGGTGCAGTGTTCCCAATTCCAAAGGGTGCTCTCACAGCTATTGAAAAACAAGATATGAGTCCAGCTGCAGATACTGAAATCTCACGACTGACACAAGCAATGCGTACAGCTTCGGCTGCAGATGCTGCTGTCCAGGGTGTAGCTCAGAAGTTCTCACGAACAACTGCAACAGAAATTGCTGCACAGCTTAACCAAGCAAGTACACGATTTACAACTAAGATTCAGAACCTTGAAGATGAAGGCTTTGCACAACTTGCAAGGATTATCTACAAGATGATTCAAATCTTTGTTACTAAAGAGATTGCTGTACGTGTTATCGGTAAGACTGGTGCAAGCTGGAAAGACTATGACCCTAAGAAGTACACAGGCGAATACCAACCCCGAGTTATCCTAGAAGCAACAGCTAAGGCTGAAGCAGAACAGATGGCACAGGCGGTACAAGTAGCTGCACAATTCGGTATGAATAACCCAATGGTTAATCAAGAAGCCCTATTGCGTAAGATATTTACTGCGATATTCCCAGATGCTCCGAAGGATGACATTGATGAACTGTTGACCCCTCCAGCTCCTCCAGTAGTAGGTGGTGACGGACAGGCAGTTGACCCAACATTGACACAGGGAGGTGCATTAGTAACTCCAGGTGGTGCAGATGCTATCGTAAATGGTGGAGGTGCTCCAATGAGTGCAACCGCCCGTGGCAAAGCAACACAAACTGGTAGTCAAGGTGGGGGTGGCAAGGGAACTGGACAAGGTAACAATCCTCGTACCAGGGCTGCTCAATCAGGTACTAAACTAAAGACTAGTGTAACACCAGGAAAGTAATATGAGTAAAAACGTAGAACCTAAGAACAAAGAAAAACTCGACAAAATAGCGAAAGCTAATGCGGAGAACGAACGGGCTATTGGTAAACAATGGCTCGAGTTCTCTCATACCGCAGCATTCAAAGATTTAATGCAGTATGGGCACTCCACAAGCGACATGCTCACTACCTATGCAAAAGAAATGGTAATGCCTTCTCCAGTAAAAGAAGGGGAAGAAATCATATTAACAATCGAAAAGAGTCATTCCCTCTTGCAAAATGCTCGAGGATGTGATATAATACTTTCGTACATTGAGCAATACATTGACTCAGTGACAAAGAAATAGAATACAAAGGAGTATCCTAAAAATGTCAGAAACCACTACTGAACAAGTGGTAGATACGTCAGCTGCCGACAACTCGAGTACAGCTAACCCTACTAACCCATCAGCGGATTCGCAAGCATCAACGGAAACAGGAGTAGTTACTACCCCTGCACCAGCTGAATCTACTGCAACAAATACTAACGCAGACGATGAAGCTGCTCTCGCATCTTTCGCAAAAGGTCAAGGTATCAATGACCTATCTGAATTATCAGACCGTGAAAGAAGCCTTCTCAAGATGGCTAGAGACAATAAATCTGCTCTCGACAAAACCAAATCAGCTCAACCTAAACTAGAAGAAACTTCGACTACGTTGACAACACTTGGTGATGACGCTACAGATGTAGAGAAACTAGCTGCTAAAGTCGCAAACATGGAGTTCTCGGGCAAGAAAGCCACCTTCTTACAAGGCAAGGACGCATCATTAGAACCAGTAATGGCTCAAATTGTTGCTGAAAAACGTGCCGAACATGGAGATGATTACGCTCGTATGCTGCTTAATGATTTGCCAACACTTTATGGTCTAGCCCAATTACAAAAGCCTACTGATACTAGTGCTGCTGAAGAGGCTGCCAGACGAGATGAGCGTAGTTCTATGAATCAGAGCTTAACTGCTTCGGCAGGTGGTGCTCAAGCCACTAGCTCAAAACCTGCAACACCAATCAAAGTCACATCTGAATGGATTAGGAACGAATACAATCCTTCCAATCCTGAACACCGTGCCCTTGTTGATGCTGCTATGAAAAATCAATAGAAAATATACAATCTAAAAGGATAAATAAATGCCTAATTATGTAACCCCAACTATCGGCACTGGTGCTGTTAGCGGTTCTGGTGATGAAGCTCTTAACGTACCTGAACTATGGGCGAAAGAGATTCAAGAGAACCGTGTCAACAACCTTGTCATGTGGGCTTTAATTGATGGTCGTCTTTCTAGTGAAATCTCTGCGAAGGGTGATACACTTCACCTTAACTTCCTGGACGAAATTACTGATGACACTTCAGTTAACTCCGCTGTCTCTGGTCTAACCATTGATGGTCTCGACACTGACCAAGTTGACTTGCTCATTGACCGATACATTCGTAAAGTTCTTGGTGTACAGGACGTTCTTAAAGCACAATCTGCTTACGAGTTCCGTCAGCCATACACACAACGCCTTGGTCGCTACCTTGACCGTGCTTTGGACGAAGAAGTTATGCGAAAAGCAGTTGCTGGTGCTGGTTCTACCGTCACTGTAACTGGAAACACTAACACAACTCTAGCCTTCGCTGATGTTGTCAACGCTGCTGCCAAACTCGATGCTGCAAACGTACCACTAGATGGTCGTGCAATCGTAGTTAACGGTTACGGTCTTGGTGACTTGCGACAAGTTCCTGAGTTTACCGCTTTCAAAGAAACTGGTGAAGCTGGACTCGTCAAGGGTACTGTTGGTCTTGTTGGTGAAATCTATGGAATGAAAGTTTACGTCTCGAACGCAGTTACGACTAGTTCAAGCAAGTACAACTTCTTGATGTTCCACAAGAGTGCCGTGATTGCAGCAATGCAGTCTGTTCCTAGCTTTGAATCTGACCGAGACAAAGTTAACGGTATTGACTTTATCGCTGGTGCACAGTTGTGGGGTGTAAAAGTCCTACGTGCTGACCACATCGTTAAAATCACACGACCTGTTACTTCAGCCTAACCCTTGGGTTAACTGATTTAACATCTACTAGAGGGTAGGTAGAATTATCTACCTGCTCTCTTTTTTTATGTTTAATAGCTAAAAACATAATATAAATTATAAACTTAGGAGCAAACGATGGCGAAATTCGCATCAGATGCAGTGCTTGACGCATTGCTGGATAAAGTTGCTACTGGTACTATCTTAACGGTCTGTTCAGCACAACCTACTACACGCACAGAAGCTGTCACTACTTATAAATTAGCTGATGTTGTTACCGATTCTGGTGACTTCTCGAAGGCTGATGGTGATGTTTCTGGTCGTAAAGTAACTGTTGCACAACAGGATGATGTCCCAGTTGACTCAAACGGTACAGCTACACACGTAGCAATCTGTGATGGCTCTAACCTACTTTATGTTACGACTTGTACTTCACAGGTTTTGACATCAGGTAACACGGTTACAGTCCCAGCATGGAAAATAGAAGTAAGCGACCCAAGTTAGGAGTCATAAATGGCTAACAAGGCAAACCTTGCAAACAGTGTATTGTTCGCCCCACTTAGCGATACTGACACTGAACTAACGGTATATACTGGAGACGGTGCTCTGTTTCCAGCTGCACCATTCTACCTAACTATTAGTCCCAAAAACAAATGGTCTAGGAAAATCAATAGTGAAATCGTATTAGTAACTGCAAAATCTACAGATACATTCACTATTACTAGGGCACAAAAAGGTACTACGGCAATGGAGTTTTCATACGGAGATTTGGTTGCCAATGGTATTTATAAAGAAGATTTAGATGATTTAGAAACGGCTTTAGAGGCATACGCTGACTCTGTTGCAGATGCTGCAGTTGATACAGCAGTTTTTGCGGCACTGCAAGCTATGATGCCAGTTGGATTCGTTGTAACACTTGGTGTAAGCACTAACCCTGCTACATTATATGGTTTTGGGACATGGACTGCTATCACTGGTAGAGTTATAGTTGGTATCTCAGGTTCTGATACAGAGTTTGATACGTTAAACGAAACAGGTGGTGCTAAGACACATACTCTAACAACTACAGAAATGCCAGTGCACAAACACGGTCTGTACTGGGAGGGTGGTGCTGATTCAGATGAAGGTTTCCCAGCTGGTGGTTTTAATGCTGTACAAACTACAGACAGAAATTATACACTAGCCTCTGCACCAATCGCTATGGCTAACGCTGGAAGTGGTGGTGCTCACAATAACTTACAACCATATATCGTTAAATACGTTTGGGAAAGGACTGCCTAATGGGTAACTTAAAAGATTTCGCAACTAGCACAGTCCTAACTCCACCAAGTCCAGCTGATTCTGGAACTACAATAGTGGTACAGAGTGGACACGGAACAAGATTCCCTGCAGTCCCATTCATGGCAACTGTTCACCCAGCATCTGAACTGCCAACGCTTGATAATGCCGAGAAAGTCGAAGTAACCGCAAGGACTACTGACACACTCACTGTATTACGAGCACAAGGTTCTACTACTGCTAAGTCAATAGAAGCTGGATGGCGTATAAGTAACGCTGTATTCCTAGCGGATATACCGACTGTCGATTCTACCTCGGTGGACGCAGCTGGTGCTACGATGAATGCCGATACTACCTTAGCTGGCAATGGGTACTTCCTAGATGAAGACAACATGGCAAGTGATTCAGCAGTAAAGGTTGCATCACAGCAAAGTATTAAGGCTTACATTGATGCCTCAATATCAACAGCAAAACAAGCATTGCTTCCAGTCGGCTCTATAGTCGTACTAGGAGTATCTACAAACCCTGCAACACTGTATGGATTTGGTACTTGGACAGCTATCGAAGGTAAGGTTCTAGTTGGTAAGGCTGCATCTGGTACATTCAATACACTTGATGGTACTGGCGGTGCAGAAACACATACTTTGACAATAGCTCAGATGCCAGCTCACACACACTCAAAAACAGTTATACCAAAAGATTCTGTTTGGGCTGCTCCTACTGGAGGTTGGAACTATTCATATACGAGTGGTGCATCATACGTTCAGGAGACTAACAGCACTGGTGGTGGTGGGTCACATAACAACCTACAACCATATATAGTTAAATATATGTGGCAACGAACTGCTTAGGAGATATAAATGTTTGGTGGATACTATTTAGGTCAGTTGTATCTTGGTATATCTGGACTCCCCAGTTCTGGTTCTTTATCAGTACAGCAGTCCAGCCACCAATTATCTTCTGATAACGTTACACTCACACAAAAACATACAATAGTTGTAGATTCTGATTCTCATACATTGACTTCAGAGAATATAACACTAACACAAAAACATGTTCTAATCGTTGATAATGTTGCACACACCCTAATGAGTGAGAATGTAGCACTAACATCAGAACATTTCTTGGGTATAAATGACTCATTCCACGGATTAACCTCTACTGAGATAGCATTAACCCAGAAACACACAATCGTAGTTGACAATACAACACATAGTGTAAACAGCGATAATTTAGACCTTGTAGAGCACAAAACGCTAGTAATAGCAAATGCACTGCACGGTAATACAGCACAAGGTGTTACACTAGCTGTACGCTCCTACCTAGATGTTGCCAACACGCTACACGGTCACACTAGCCAAAACACTATACTTACCCAGAAGCATGTTATAGTTGTAAACAACACAACACATTCATTGCTTACTGATTCACTTGGTGGTTTGATTAACATTCAACCAAATGGATTTGGTGGTGGTTTTGGGGCTATAGAATCCTGGGGCGT